GAACGCCTCGTCAGGGGTGTTTACAGGCCCTTGCACGTAACAAAAACCCGGAGCCGTCAAGGACTCCGGGCCGTGAGTGGTAGACGCTGGTAGACCGTTCGCTGCTGCATTGGGTGCAAGTCGATGGGATTCAGCATTTTCCGCCGCCTTTGATGGTAGACATTTGGTAGACAAGTTCCCCGGGAGATCGAGAGGAGGAGATCCCTTGATGGCATAAGATAAAAATCCATGCGGACGGCGGAAAAGTCGTCCTGCAATACCTCCCGCACGAGCTGGTGGTGCAGTATTTTGAGGTGGTAGAGTGATGGACTGGATGACCAGAGCGACACCAATTTATCCTCACAGGTTGCTCCCAAAAAATGATTTGAAAGAAAGATTTCAGGAGGAAGAGAGAATGGACAACACTAAGCTGGCAGAAGAGCTGTGCGCCGTCATTGACCGCATGAACGTGATCATTCAGGCCCAGGCCATGGAACTGGCCCAGTTCGGGGCGCTGGTCCATGAGGAAGAAATCGCGGCCGTGCGGCGCCAGTATGCCAGGGCAGTTGGTGAGGGGGTGGGACCTTGAACCTGGAGGAAATTCTGCTGGGCGGCGGCGGGGTGCTACTGACGGCCATGACGCTGATTCAGGTGGCACCGATCAAGGTAAATCCATGGTCCGCCGTCGCCAAGGCCATCGGCCGCGCCATCAATGGGGAGGTGATCGCCAAGGTGGACCAACTGGAGCGGGACCTGAAAGACATGAAGGCGGACCAGGAGGAGCGGGACGCGATCAGTTGCCGGTCCCGGATCCTCCACTTCGGGGATGAAACCATCCACGGAGTGCGGCACACAAAGGAACACTTTGACCAGATCCTGCGGGATATTACCACCTACGAGCGGTATTGTGACAACCACCCCAATTTTGAGAACAACACCACGGTGCTGACCTCCAAGCGGATCAAGGATATTTACGAGGACTGCCTGGAAAAGGCTGACTTCCTGTAAAGGGGGCGCGGGGCGTGAAAATACTGATCATTGCGGCGGCCGCCATGGC